GCGCCCGCTCCAGCAGACCGCCGACCGTCGTGATCCCCTTGCGGCTGTCAACCGGAGCGGGCGCTCCACCACGTTCGATCAGATCATCGAGCTCCCGTTCGGCTTCGGCGCGGGTGAAACCGGTGACGCTGTACCGCTTGCCGTCGATCATCACCCGCCCACGCCAGTTACCCCGGCGAGTGTCCTTCGTCACGGCCCCCATACCGTGCTCGCGCTTGCGTGCTCTCGGCACTCTGTCCCCCGATCTCCCACCACATCCATTTGGCCGCAGCTGCGGCCAATCAGACGTAATCTAGCGTATCTGGGCGTATCCTGTCGAATCATCCATGCAGGTCAGGGGCCATTTGTCCAGGTCAGCCCGCTGCCTCGGCTTCGATGACGCGCAAGGGGTCAGAGGTTCGAGTCCTCTACGGCCCACCCCCTCTGAGCAGGACTTTTGCCTGATAGTCGTCTATCAGCGAGAGCTCTCCGAAATAGCCTGCGGCCAATCTGCGGCCAAATAGCACCTGTCACCGGCGACCAGTTGATTCTGGCCGTAACCAGTCATAACTTCCCGTCGCTAACCGGAACAGAGGTCGAGCAGCCGCCGCCTACCAGGGACAACGTGGGTTGCTGGGGAGTTTTGGAAGGGAGGCACTCGTGCCTCGATCTGCGGCAAAGCGACGCGATGAGTCGGCGTCGGACGGCCATGCTCTGACCTACCAAGAGGTCGCCAACGAGCTCGGCGTCCACGCTCTCACGGTCAAACGACTGGTCTACGCCGGCCGCCTCCGAGCGTTCCGAGTCGGCAAGGCCGTCCGCATCGAGCGGGCTGCCCTCGACGAGTTCCTGGCCGCCGGCGGCACCGCTTCGATCGAGCCGTGACCCTCACCCGCCACAGCCGGGCGTGCGTCACCGTTCGCTACGACGCCGCGGCCGACTGCTGGTACGCCCAATGCCCCGTCGACGGCTGCTGGTTCTCGGCCGAACGCCAAACCCGAGAAGCCGCCCTCGAGGCGGCGCACGAGCACGAGCACGCGGTCGGCCTGCCGTGACGGTGCAGGAGCAGCTGCTGATGTTCGATCCCGGCCCCGGCCGTGAGGGCGAGCACGCCGGCGGGTCGAGGATCGTCCACGTCGACGTGCGCGGGGTGCCGAGGCCGCAGGGGTCGATGAAGGTCGTGCCTCGCAAACACGGCCCCGGCTTCGCCACCAAGTACCCCGCACCAGTCTGGGCCTGGCGCAGTCAGGTCCAACAAGCCGTGGCAGAACTCGAGCTGGAACCGTTCGTTGGACCTGTGGTCCTCCGGCTCGGATTCGATCTGCCACGTCCGCTAGGCCACTTCGGCACCGGGCGCAACGCCGGACTGGTCCGACGTTCGGCGCCGGGGTGGCCGGCGGTGATGCCCGATCTGGACAAACTGGCCCGCTGCATCGGCGACGCCATCACCGACGCCGGGCTCTGGCACGACGATGCGCAGGTCATCGCCATCCACGCCGCCAAGCGATACGCCGAGCCCCCGGGCGTGTTCATCACCGTCAGCTCGGTCATGGACGAGCCGTGACCGCCGCCGACGTGCGCTGCGCGCACTGCCACACGCCGACGGTGATGCGGGTCACCTATCACCGTGACAACGACGGCGCACTATGGCGCGTGCCTGTGCATCTGTGCCCGAACCCGAGCTGCCTCGAAGCCCGAGGCGCCATCCGCACCAACACCGTGCCCGTCGGCGGCGTCATCGAGTGGGGGTCGTATCGAGCGGCCCTGAAAGGAACACCGTGAACAACGAACTGACCATCAGCTTCACCGACAAGCTCGTCGTCGTGACGTGCTGGTGCGGGATCAACCACGCCGTTCCCAACAACCTGCGCGACTTCCAACTGCGCCAGCACCGCGACGGCGAACCGGTCACATCCATCTTCTGCCCGCTCGGCCACGAACACGCACCCGCCGGCGAAGGCAAGGCAGCGCAACTGCAACGCGACCTCGACCGGGCCAACAGCCGCTCCCGCGCCAACCTCGCCGCGCTCGAGACCGAGCGACGCAGCCACTCAGCCACCAAGGGCCAGATGACGAAGCTCAAGAAGCGGGTCGGCAAAGGCGTCTGCCCCTGCTGCAACCGCCACTTCACCAACGTCGAGCGCCACATGGCGACGCGGCATCCCGAGTACCACGAGGAGGCGACGTGACCCAAGCCCTCGACTGGATCGACGACGCCGGCAAGGTCGGGTCCGAGCTCCGAGAGCTCATCCGCGAAGCGCACGCCGCCATCAAGGACCTACACCGGGCCATCAACGAGGCCCACGCCGCCATGGCCGACATGCCGACCCACATTCGCAAGCACGTCGACGAAACGATCGGCGAACAGGTCGCGGCCGGGCTCGAGGGCTACAAGACGAGCCTCAACGCAGCCATCGACGCCGCCGGCGCCCGGGTCGACCGACGCTTCGACACGCTGACCGCCCTCATGCTCGGCGAAGACCCCGAGAACCGTCGCCGTGGCCGCCCGTCCATCCCGCAGATCATCAACGCGTACCGCACCCTCGAGGACTTTCTGGAGGCGCCATGACCACCCAGACCATCCCGCTCGCAGCCATGACCGGCGACGCCGGCGACAATCTCCGGCGCGACCAATGGGGCCGCCTCCTCGTTGTGCCGCAAACGGGAGGCGACCCCATCGGCTACACCCGGGTCACAACCGTCGCCAAGGCCCTCGACTCCGAGGGCGGGTTGGGACCCTGGAAGGCCACAATGGCCGCCTGCGGTCTTATCATGCGCCGAGGTCTGCGGGCCCAGTGGGAGGCCCTTCTGGCCGAGCACGGCGATCCCTGGTACGCCTCAGAGGAAGCTAAGGCTCGCTGCAAGCGGCTGGTCGAAGACTGTGCCGCCGTCGGCGGCGCCAACGACCGTAAGGAGGTCGGTTCGGCGCTGCACACCATCACCGCTCTGGTCGACCTGGGCCGAACGCCGACCCACCTCACCGAGGAGACCGAGCGGGACATCGAGGCGTACACCGCCGGACTCGCCACTGCCGGTGTGCGTTTCGTCCCCGGCCACGTCGAGCTAACCGTCGTCTTGGACGAATGGGGCGTGGCCGGGACCTTCGACCGGCTGGCGATCGTGCCGGGCTTCACCCTGCCCCTCGTCGCCGACCTCAAGACCGGCTCCAACCTGGCGTACTCGTGGCACCCCTTCGCCGTGCAGCTGTCGGCGTATTCACGGGCCAACGCGCTCTACCGCCAGGGCCCCGAGAAGGACGGCAGCGCCGACGAGCGGCTGCCCATGCCCGAGGTCGACCAGAACTGGGGCCTGATCATGTGGCTCGACGTCAAAGCCGGCGGCAGCGCCAGCCTCGAGCTCTACCTCGTCGACCTGCAAGCGGGCTGGGAGGCGTTCGAGCACTCCATGTGGACACGGGGCTGGCGCAATCGGCGCGACGTCGGGACACCACTCGAGGAACTACGGACCGACTCGGGAATCACGGCGCCCGGCGGCGACCTGACCGAGCTGCTCGAAGCGTCGGTCCGCCAGGTCGAGCAATCCAAGGCCGAGCACCCGTCGGTCACCTCGATCCTGGCCCGCCAGCGCGACTGGCTCCAGGGCCGCATCAACGAGATCGGCCAACATCCCGCAGCCCGAGCCGACCTCGGCGCCCGCTGGCCCGCCGACGTCCCGACGCTGCGCGCCTCGAACGAGCACACGCCCGAACAGATCGCCGTCATCGAGAAGCTGCTCGACGACGTCGAAACGGCCCATCGGTTGCAGTTCCCGCCCGATCGGCCGGACGCCAACGGGGAACAGGACCTCGAGCACCTGCTTCGCCTGTTCCCCAACGCCACCGTCACAGACAAGGAGCCATCACCATGACCACGAACTCGATCCCGTTGGCCGACCTCGAATCGAGCCCGAGCGCCAAGTTCGACAATCCCGGCGACAAGCACGCCGGCACGATCACCGCCATCAACCAGCGCCAGCAGACCGACATCAGCGGCAAAGCGCGCACGTTCGACAGCGGTGAACCGATGATGCTGTGGGCCATCACGCTGCAAGAGAACGACGGCGAAACCGCCGTGCTCTTTGCCAAGGGCGGCAAGTTCACCGCCGTCAGCGGTTCGGGCGAGTCGATGCTCAGCGCCATCGGGACCGCGGTGCGTGCAGCCGGCGCCACGGCGCTCGAGACCGGCGGCACGTTGGCCGTGGCCTACACCGGCATGGGCGAAGCGAAAGCCGGGCAGAACGCACCGAAGCTCTACACGGCGCAGTACCGTGCGCCGGCCGCTGCCAGCGTTCCCGCCGACCTGTTCGCCTCCTGAGCACAGACCGAACGCTGAGGCATGGACGGTGAACACCGTCGAATAGCCATCGCCTACTTCGAGGCTGGTTGGCATCCGCTCGAGCTGCCGGCTCGAGCCAAATCGCCGCCGCCCGAGGGCCGGACCGGCTACGGGGGCGTCGATCTCACCGAGGCCGAGGTCTACGAGGTCATGCCCTGGTCCGGCAACATCGCGCTGCGGATGCCCGTCGACGTCATCGGCCTCGACATCGACGTCTACCGGGGCGGCGGCGGAACGCTCCAAAGCCTGCTCGCCCGGCTGGGCCCGCTGCCCAACACCTGGATCAGCCACAGCAGCCGGGACGACGGCTCGGGCATCCGCTTCTACCGGGTGCCGGCGTGGATGAGCTGGACACTCGGCATCAGCGGCGTCGACGTGATCCAGCGCAACCACCGCTACGCCGTCGTCTGGCCGTCGGTCCACCCCGACGGGCGGCCCTACGCCTGGTTCGATCAGACCGAGTTCTTCACGACGGTCGAACTGCCCGACGTCGAGGACCTGCCCGAGCTGCCGTGGCCGTGGATCGCCGAGTTCAGCCGGGCCGCCAGCGACGACGTGCGCAGCCGAGCAGTCGACCACGAAGGCCTGGTGACGTTCCTCGACGAGCACGAGCAGGCCGACGCCCAGAGCTACATCGGGACCATCGCGGTCCACTTCGCCGAGCGCCGGGGGATGGGCTACTCGAGGCACGACACCATGCAGCACTGCCTGATCTGGGCCATGGAGTGCGTCCGGGCCGGTATTGCGCCGGGGCGCAAAACGCTGGCCGCCCTCAGCGACGTCTGGATCAAGGCGTTCGGGCCCGACGAGGCCCGACGGGCCGTGCTGTTCAGCGATTCGCGCACGACCGAGTTCGAGGCCATGCTGCGCCACGCCATCGGCAAGGTCGAGGCCAAACCACAAGCCGACATCGACAAGCTGCACGACGACGTGGCCGGCGTGCCGATGCTGACAGGCTTCTCGGCCGGCGAGCCGATGACAGACGTCTATCAGGACGACTTCTGGCTGGACTGGTCGGCGTTCGTCAACCGCGACGAGGCGCCGCGTTCGTGGTTGATCGAAGGCTTCTGGCCGTGGGGCCGGGGCGTCGCGCTGTGGGCCGACGCCAAGTCGGGCAAGTCCGAGCTCGCCCTGTGGTGCGCCGCAAAACTGGCCGTCGGCGAGCATCCGTGGACCGGCGATCGCGTCCCGCCCATCGACGTGGCCTACTTCGACTACGAGATGACGGCCGACGACCTCGAGGAGCGGCTGGCGGAAATGGACATCGACCCGCTCCGTCTCGGCCGTCTGCACTACGCCCTGTACCCGGCCCTCAACGGGCTGGACACCGAGGCCGGCGGGGCGGCCGTCGAGAAGCTGGTCATCGGCTGCGGAGCGCAGGCCGTCGTCATCGACACCTTCACCCGAGCCGTGACCGGCGAGGAGAACGCCGCCGACACGGTGCGGGCGTTCTTCCGTCACACGGGTAACCGGCTCAAGGCCCTCGGCATCGGCTACCTGCGGACCGACCACGCCGGCAAGGACCGGGCGCAGGGCCAGCGGGGCAGCTCGGCCAAGCGCGACGACGTCGACGTCGTGTGGTCGATGCGCCGTACCGACGTCGGGGTCGAGCTCGACTGCACCGGCTCGAGTCGCCTCAACTGGGTCGAGCCTCGACTGCGCCTCGACCGAGTGATGGTGCCGACACTGCGCTACGCCACGCCGGTCTCCTTCGGCTGGCCCGCCGGCACCGCCGACAAGGCCGCGCAGCTCGACCGACTGGGTCTGGCCGTCGACATCTCCAAGCGAGATGCGATCGCCGCATTACGGGCCGCGAGTCTGAAACCAGGTCGTGTCGCGGTGCTCTTGGCAGCCCTCCGATTCCGGCGGGAAACAGCGGCTGCACAAGCCGCCAATACCAGCTCTGCAACCGCCAATGCAGACAACCAGGTTCCCAAACAGGTTCCCGAGGTTCCCGTGACCTCGGAACCAAGCGGGAACCAGTAAGGAACAGCATGGGACCCACTCGGAACTACCTCGATCCTGGCTCCGATACCAACCACCACCCCCGTAGGGGGTGGTTGGGTCTGGGCCACGGGAACCGTTTTGAGACCCTGAGACGACGCCGCCTCGCCCGCCGCTGGCGCCGCTCAATCGACGACGCGCTGGTCGGCATCGACGAGTGGCACCGAGCCCGCCGAGCCTTCCGCCGGGCCGAACGGTGAGGGGCGGCGAGGGCTTTTCCAGCGAGCCCGATTGCGCCTCTACTGGGACCGGGCCGACCGGCCTGATGTCCGAGAGGCCCCACCGCCACAAGAGCGCCAAGACCCGCCAGACCCAAGCCGCCGGTGTTCGCCGGGCGCAGCTCGAGCGCGAGGCGACCGGGCTCCACCACCGGGCCATGACCGATCAGGTCCTGACGGTGCTGACGGCCATCGCCGAGCGACAAAAAAAGGGCCCGCCCGCGACCCCGCGCTGAACGGGGCCACGGACGGGCGGATGTGCTAGACGTCTGTCAGGAGCAGGTCGTCGAGCGGTCAGCCGGCTGGATCACAACCTGACGGGCGTGCGCTCCGTCGGGTGCGTGTCGGCAGTCGGGCTGGCCGCTGACGATCCCGACCCAGCGGCCATCGACCGGCTGGATCGGATCACGGCAGAAGCAGCATTTCGGCGGGGTAGCCATCTCACCTCCTTTCGTGTGATTCGGGCGGCGGCGTCTTGCCACAGAGCGAGCACCCGACGTCGACGCAGTAGCCGTCCTCGTCGAGCAACGTCCCGCACTCGGGACAGGCCCGGCGATCGGGGTCCTGGCCGCTGCGATAGGCGTACAACCGATCGACGGTGTCGATTGGCAGCGACTTCTCGCCGGTGCCAGTCAGAACCGTCTCGGTCGCCTCCGGGCGATGCGCGTGCGGCACCCGGGGGAGCGACCCGTCGCTTGCCAGACAGGCGGCGTACCCGCCGGGGTTCACCCACACCGGGCCGTGACCGCCGGGAACCTGGTGCAGCGTCTCGCCGCAATCGGCGCACTTCACGCGGTCAGCCATCGCCGGCCTCCAGCGACGTCATCAACGCCGCCACCGAGCCGAGCAACCGACCGACGACGTGGTCAGCCCGCGACATGATCGCCCCGGGGCCATCGACCCACTCTTGGCAGGCTTCACACCACGGGCCTTCCTCGGCGTCGCTGAACAGACCGCCGGTCGTGGTCACCAGCTCGTCGGCCATCAGCTTGTAAGTACCATCGGCCTGGCGCACGAACGGCACCATGACGCCGATCGTGACCTCGAGCCGCTGATGTTCCTCGCTGTCGTCGCAGCCGAGTTCTTCGTTGTCCTCAGACATTTCTCACCTTCTTTCAGTAGATGCTCACGGTTGACATCGGGCCAACGGGAACGGCGACGTCGTCACCGACGCCACCTGACTTCTCATCGTCCCAATGCTTCGCGGTCACGGTGACCGCCCCCGACTCGAGGTCGAAGTCGACGCTGCCGTCGAGGACGTAGTCCACGCCGTCAATCTCGACGGTGTAGCCGGACAGGTTGGACCAGAAGTCCCGCTCCGTCCCGACGTCCTGAAACTCGAGCCGCATCACGTCACCTCCAGCTCGGGGATCGACAGGCCATAACGCTTCGCCCACGCTGCAAACCACCAGCGGTGGCAGGACTCGCCCGGCTTCTCGTAACACAACAGCACCAACCGCTCACCGGGATGCGCCCGTGCGATCGCCGCCAACTTGGCGAAGATCGACGTGGCGTACTTGGCGAGCCGCTGTTCGTAGACCGGGATCATCTCGCCGTCCGACGGCATCGGTTCACGCCAGAAGATCCGCTCCCTCGGAGCGAGCTCGCTGACTTCCTCGAGCTGGCCCTGAGAGGCGGTCTTCCAGAACCTCGGCGCCCCGACGGTGATTCGCACCGGGACACCGAACTCACGCTTGAACCCGGCGTAGCGACTGGTGACGATCTCGGTCAGATGAAGCTGGGCCAGATCGGCCGTCACTTCGTCGGTGACCTCCTCGTCGTCCAGGTCTGCGCTACAGACCGGCACATCGTCGAACAACTCCGATTCGGGGATGGCGTTCATGCGTTCGGCTTGCGCCTCGGCGTCCCGCTTCTCCTCATGAACACCGACAACCGTGCCGGCGTACACCACGACCCATCGTCGTTCGACTATGGCAACGACTTTCGCTACCACTACTGCCCTCCTTTCGGGCTCATAGCCACACTCGCTGCATCTGCCGGAGTGCGACGTGCTGGAACAGCCGAGGCAGCTCGACCAGGCTTGCGATGCGGCCACCAAACTCGCAGTGGTGCATCGGCGTTTCACCGTTGTCGCCGTACTTCGGCGGCAGGAAGGCCATGATCGTGGCGACGCCATAACGGCGCATCGCGTCGATCAGTTCTTCCGGCCGCTGGCTGTACGACCACGAGCCGTCGGTCATGATGATCAACAGCTTGTTGCGGGCCTCACTACCGGCCAGGATCTGCCAGGCCTCACCGATCGCCGACGTGGGATCGGTGCCGCCCATCGCAGCCGGGACGAACATGCGGTCGTCCGGCCGTTCGCCGGGAGCCGCGAGAACGTACTGACGGGTGTCGTAGGTCAACACCGTGATCGTTCCCTCGACATCGTCGACGGCTTGACGAATGGCCCACGTTGCCTCAGCCAGATCGTCGACGTCCTGGGCCATCGAACCGCTGATGTCGAGCAGCAGAACGACCTCGAGAGCCGTGGCGTCCATCTGCCCCGGCTCGTAGCGGTCGAACAGCGTGTCGGCGTCAGCGAACGGGTCGAGCAAACGTCGCACGTTCAACCGACCCGAATCAGTCCGCTTGTTCCAGCCCGGCTCCGTGGCGTCCTTGAAATCCAACAGGACTTCGCCGATCTCACGGTGGAGCTGGCGGGCGTGATCGGTGGCTTCGACGTAATGGCCCTCGGCAGGAGTGCCGTCAACGTCGTCGGCCGCCCGGCCGTGGTCGAGAGCGTCGAGGATCGAATCCAGCTCGTCGAGCGAATCATCGTCCTCGTCGATCTGAGACTCGGCCGCGTCACGCAGCTCGTCCCGCAGCGCGTCTCGCTGCTCACGCTTGGACGGGGGAGCGGACTGCGTGCCCGCGCCCTTGCCCTGGCTGCCGGCGTCGGCCGCATCGTCGCGGCTGTCGTCGGGCTTGCTGTCCCGGTTGGGAGTGCCTTGGCTGCGGGCATCGCCGGGGTCGCCCCCGTCGTCACCTGCGTCCTCGGCGCCCTCGCCGCCGGCCTCAGCCTGGCGTTCGGCCTCGGCCTCGTCGGCCGTGACTGGCGCACCATCAGCGTCAGCAGGATCGGTGCTGGGCTCGCCGCCTTCCATGATCGTGCAACCGATCCCCTCGGGGATCTCATTGTCGAACAAGGAGTGCAGGGCGATCAGCACGTCCCACGCTTCGTCGCTGTCGGTCCAACCTGGGTCCGTCAGCCGCTGGTACTGGCCGATCAGCTCGGCCACCTCGACGGCAACGGCCTCGGAACGGTGCGCCACAAAATGCGCCCGCGCCTTGGCCCTCGTCGCTTCGGGCAGCCACGTCCGTCCGGCCATCAGCAGCCATGCCGAATCGTTGTCGGCGTGCAGGTGATGACCGAGCGCAGCGACCAAGTAGCCACGCCACGGAGCGAAGCGTGCCAGGATCAGCCGTTCTTGGCGCTGGTCCTCGACGATGTTGTGCATCCGAGCCAGACCTTCGAGGTATGAGTCGCTGCCCGCGATCACTCGCTGCATCAGCGGCGACTCACGACGGGGTGAGTAGAGAACGTGCCCGAGTTCGTGGGCGTTCGTCCCTAACCACACCGCCAGGTCGTAGCGGTCAACCGGGTCCGGCATCCGCGTCGCTGCGAAGCTGACTTTGTCACCCTCGAGCGACGACCATGCTGGCGCCGGGCCTTTGCTGACGATCTGCACCTTGTCGACATCGGTCGACAGGATCTGATCCACCAAGCGAAGCTCACGACCCAAGCGTGTCAGCCGGACGATCTGCTCCGGCGTGAGTTCGGCGTCGGCCACGTCAACGGTGGTCGAACCGTACCGCTGCCGGCGGTCGGTGTTCATCGGTTCCTCCTTTCGGGAGGCGAACCGTTGCCCGGACTTCGGACAACGGGATGCTGACTTGCATCGTGCGACCACCGTGATAGGCGTCTATCAAGGTGGCCGCCCGCTGGCAGCCAACGGATCGGTCAAACGGGCTGACCAAGCTCGGCGGCGATCGCACCGCTGTTGGCCTCGAACGCACGGGCCACCGCCGCCCTCTCCTCAGTCGCAAAGTGACCGACCAAGCAACGCTGAGCGAACGCCATGTTGAAACGACCAACGTGACGCTCGAACTCCATCAGCATGTTCGTGGACAACGGACTGCGGATCTCGGCCAACGACCGCACGTTCTCGGCCATATCGAGCAACCGTTCCGACGTGACCAACTGCGCCTCGACGGTCCGGTCGTAATCCCAATCGAGCGGGATCGGGAAGCGGTTGCCGAGAGCCTCGTTCAACCGCACCGTGCCCTGATAGCGCGGGTTGTAGGCCGCAGCGAACAGCGTCTGCTGCGGCTCACCCACACCACCTCGACCGGCCTTGACGGTCTCGCCGTTCTCCGGCACCGACATCGCCCGGGTGACGGCCAACAGCTGGTGCCATGCCGCGGTGATCCGCGGGTGCGCCATGTTGATCTCGTCGATCAGGGCGATGCCGCCGTAGCGCACGACCAACGTGAGGTCGCCGTCGACCCAACGGACCGAACCGTCGGGGCCGATCGTCGTGCGACCGATGATCGTGCCGGGGTCCATGGCGGCGTTGCACTCGACCACCACGAATGGCAAGCCTCGTGCGGCCGCGTAGGCCCGGAACAGCGTGGTCTTGCTGGACCCGGTGGGACCGGCAAGGATGACGTTTTCGGCTTCCTCGACCGCAACATCGAGAATGTCGAAGTCCTCAAACCCATCGACCGTCCGGTGGACGTAAGCCTCGGCGATCCGTGGGTCTGGGATGAGGGCCGCGACGCGGTCCCGGTCGTCAGCCGGGACCGTGTCGAGGTCAAATGCAACTGTGGTCGTGTCCATGTGTCGTCTGCCTCCTTACAGACCGCGCAGGTCGCCTGCGCCCTTCTTGGTGGACGATGCAGCCTTCTTGGCCGCTGTTGCCTTCGCCGTCGCCGGCGCCGGCTTCTTGGCCGCTGCCGCCTTGCGGGCGGCCTTCGCGCGGAGCCGCTCGACGTGCGCAATCGCCTTCGTCAGCCCCTGGTGGAGCTTGTCGAGAGCGGCGTCGTCGGTGGCGGGCCCGATCGCTGCGATCAGCAGCGGTGCCCCGGCCTCGAGGTCGTTCAGCACGTCGAGCGCCTTCGTCTTGGCGTTCGCCGTTGTTGACGGCTGACGGACCGGCTTGTTCTGTGCCACAGCCACGGCCTCTCGGACCCTCTTGACGGTGACGTTTCCGGTCCCGCCCTGACGAGCGAGATCCCGCAGCATTTTGTTGGCTGCGGTCACGTCGCCCAGGTTCATCGCCTCACGGTGGGCGCTGAACGTGATGCCCTTGACCCGCTTGTCGGCGGGCCAACGGCTGGCCGTGTCCCGGTAGAGCCGGAGCGTGTTCACGCTGAGGCTGCCGGCAACGCCCTCGGTCTTGGCCTTGTCGAGGATCTGAGAGAACCCGGCCAGACCGGCCGGAATCTGCTCGAACAGCACCTCGGACAAGTACCAACGGTCGTGCTCGTCGTGGAGCTCGCGCATCGCGTCGATGACGGCGTCCATCTTGAACCCGTTGCCGTTGGCCGCTGGCGTGGCGACTGTGGTTTCGGTGGTAGTCATTACTGCGTTCCTTTCGGGAACACCGTCAGCCCGAATCTCGAGCAGACGGGATGCTGGTTGGCATCGTGCGCCCAACCTGTTCGGGGACAGGTGAGCGCCCGCTGACAATCAACGTGCGAACGGCTTGCCGGTGAACGGGTCCCAGGTGAGGCTGTGCCCGCAGGCCAACTTGACTGAGTCGTCCGAGCCGTAGCCGAGCATCGACGGCACCGAGTCGCTGTCAACGACCCGATGGTCGGTGCCGTGGATCGGGCAGAACTCGACCTCGATCTGGCCGGGACGGTTGCACGGCAGGTCGCGTGGACCAACGCCGTGCGTGTAGTCGGTGTGGATGCACTGTTGCATCTGGCTTTCCTTTCGGTGATCGACGTCTATCAACGTCGCCGGATGATCCGGTGTGCGCCGCCAACGTGAGTGCGGTAGCAGCGCGCACCGGACCACCCTCCGGGCTGAATCGTCACCCGGTTGGTGGTTGGTGTTCGGCTTGCTTCGTTACGGTGAGCCGATCAACCGTCCGGCCTCTGCCTGCCGAATCGCACCGTCGACGGCTACGGCGGCCGTCATCTCCCGCACCGGCACGGTGGCATCTCCGCTGCGGGGACTCGCTACCGACTGCGTGGGTTGGAGATAGGCGACGGCTATCCGAATCCGCCAGCTCTCTCCGCGGCCATGAACTACGACCGGGTGCCTCTGGCGAACCTGCTGCTCGAACTTCGAGCGGACCGTCCGCTGCTCCAACCATGGAGCTTCCGTGTCCACGTCGGTTCCGGGCGGTGGACTGTCCCGACCTCCCCGCTGGGAGGCAAGTCCCAGCTTAGTTGGCTAAGCGGACTTATGGGCGTGTGATAGACGTCTATCAACAGGTTTTTCGAGGTTGCAACAAGACTGCGTTCTAAGCCCGCTAGGCGCTATCATCGGGCTTATGCCACCGACACAGACCACAGCCCAATCGAAGACCACCAACGTGAACGTGCCGCTGCCCAACCGCCTGCATCGAAAGCTGCGGGTCTACTGCGTCAGCCAGGAGCCGGAGCTGACCATGGGCGAGGTCATCGCTGCCGCCCTCGAGGCGTATCTGTGAGCCGACCCGCCGTGCTCGAGGTCGAGCAGCTGTCACCGTCGCCGCGTCCCTGCCACTGCTTCTGCGGTGCCCGACACCCTGACCGCATGGGCGTGTGCCTGGGCGACCTACGCCACAGCGGCGTGCTGGTCCACCTCAACTCGATCTACGCCAGCAGCGACGGCGTGGCGCTGTGTCAGCCCTGCGCGGATGCGTGGCCCGAGACCCTGGCCTAGCCTGCGTGCAGCCCGCATCTCTCAGGCGGTAACCAATCCGCCGCTAGCTCAGGGGACAGAGCACCGGCCTACGAAGCCGGAGGTCCCAGGTTCGAGTCCTGGGCGGCGGTCGTGCCAGGCTTCATGTCGCCCGCCATCCTGTTCCTCAACAGCTGGGACGCCCCCGAACGCGCCTTCTGCCATCAGGTCTTCGGAGCCGCCCGCCAGCGCGGCTACACCCGCTACGTCGAGCCCTGCGCCGGCGCCTTCGCCATGCCGATGGTCGCCCATAACGCCGGCTGGGCGCCGGGCCAGATGGAGTGCAGCGATGTCAGCCTCTACACCGCCATCGTCGGCGGACTGCTGACCGGCCGCGATCTCACCAGCCTCGACGTGCGGGTCGACGGCGCCGTCGTGGAGCTCCCCGAGAAGCCGATCGACCAAGCCGCGCATCTGCTGTGGGTCCAACTGCTGGCCCGGACGCAGGCTCGCAGCGAAGCCGACTACTGGAAGACCCTCATCATCGACCTGACCGAGAATCGCCAGACCCACGTCGACTCGATCACCGAGCGATTGCGGGGCCTCGTCGAGCGCCTGTCCGGGCTGGATTACCGGGCGCAGGATATGTGGAGCCACATGACCGAGGTCATCAACGATCCCCACACCATCGTCAACTGCAACCCGCCGACGTATTTCAAGGGCTTCGAGCGGTTCTTCGACACCAAGGGCCGACTGACGTGGGCCGAGCCGACCTACGAGTTCTTCGACCCGGCCAACGGCGTCGACCGCATGATCGAGATGTTCGAGGACGCTCCAGCTCTGATGCTGTGCCTCCAGCAGAAGGAACCGGGAACGGCCAGCCACCCGCGGCCGATCTTCGCCCGGGATCTGTCGCTGGGCCAGTACGTCTACCTGATCAGCAACCGGCCCGACGAAATCTTCGACATCACCGGCGGGCCCGTCGTCAGCCGTCGGGCCAGCGTCACGGTGACGCCGGCCGATCTGCCGGTCATGCCCTACGACTACGAGATCCGGCCCGACAGCGAGATCAAGGTCGTCGTGGTCAAGCGCGAGGTCGTGGACTACTACCGCGGGCTGTGGATGCACCGCCTGGCGGTCACCGACGGCGGCAGCGGTCTGCTGGTGATCGTCGACGGCCACGCGGCCGGCGTGATCGGCTACAGCCACGCGTCGATGTCGTTCCCGCACCAGTCCTCGAGCCGATGGACGAGCCACATCATCCTGCGCTTTGCCGTCGGGGCGCCGCATGACACCCTGCGGACGACCCGGCTCATGACGATGGTCGCGTTGCAAAAGCGAACGGTCCAGCTCACCTCGACCCCGCTGAACGCCGTGTTCCTCCAAGCCTCCAAGGGCCTGGTGACGGTCGAATACTCACGGCACCCCGAAGCGAAGGGCCTGCGGGGGCTCATGCGTCTGGTCGAACGCAAACCACACCCTGACGGCCACGCGCTGATCTACGGAGCCGACTGGCAGCATGGCGACTACGACAACGTCGTGACCGACTTCCTCGCAAAGGAGCAATCGTGGCAAAAAGCGAGAGCATCAACCCCGGCGTAACCGAGACCAGCATGGAGCTGGCGCCGGACCTCTGGATCGAGTGGGTCGACATCGCCGAGCTGCGTGAGCAGGACGTCAACGCCCAGCAGATGCAGCCCCGCCACATGGACCGCCTGACCGAGAACATCCGCATCCGCGGCATGATCGAGTCCCTGCCGTACTGCCACCAGCCGGGCGGCGTCGGGCCCATCTCCATCGTGTCGGGGCACCACCGGGTCCGGGCGGCCAGAGCCGCCGGCCTCCGGCGGATTCCGGTCATGGTCGACAAGCAGGCCATGAGCAAGGGCCGGATCATCGCCAAGCAGATCGCCCACAACGAGCTCGTCGGTGCTCCCGACGAAGCGATCCTGGCCCAGCTGGTCGCGGCCCTCGAGTCGGTCGACGACATGCTGATGTCGGGCCTCGACGAGAACTGGCTGCCGTCGCCACAGGGCCAGGACACCGACCTGCTGATCCCACATGCGGAGTTCGACTGGCGCATGGTCATGTTCTTGTTCCTGCCCACGCAGATCGAGCAGATCGACGAGCTGGTCAAGGCGTGCGAGGGCGGGGCCGAGATGATCGGGGCGGCCAGCCTCGACCAGTTCGACGAGTTCAGCCATGCCCTCGTGGCGTTCGCCCGGAGCCGGAACATCAAGAACATGGCGGTGGCGATCGACGTGCTGACGACCACGGCGTTGCGAGCGGTCGAAACGGCGAAGGCGGGAGCGATGGCGGGGCCGAGCGAGGCGGAACAGGCTGGCTGACAGACGTCTATCAGAGGTGCCAAAAGGCGCCGATTTCTGTGCAGTTGCGTTGGTGGTAGGCCGGGGCGAGACAGCCGCACTCTTAGGCCGGCATCAACTCTCAGGAGCCTCATGAGCCGTCGGGGTCCGGTGGTCCAGACCTCGCTGCGGACCACGGCCGATCAGGCGGTTGTCCGTGGGCGATTCAATCAGCGAGGTCGGGTGGTTATGAGTCGGCCGGTTTGCGCTTGAGCGGCGCTTGAGCACTCGTGGGCGGGTGGGCCTCGTGTGGGCCTTTCGCTCTTGGGCGTTTGCGACGAGCTCTGGCGGACGACTGCGGGCTCTCTACTGGCCGGTTCGGCCTTTTGCGATCCGAGCGGGTAGAGAGATTTTTGGGAGTGAGTGGTGCCGAGGATTGGAACCCCACGTCAGGTGGGGGGGGGGGATCTGGACCACGGCGCGTAGCCGATCGACGAGGCAGGCGGCGGCCAGCTACTGCTGCAACGACGGGGGATGGTGAGTCAGCTAGCTACTACTAACAGCCACTCGACGCTCGGGCGTAACGTCAGGGATGGTGCCACGACGAGGCAGCCCCTACGACTACCGCTACCGCCAACAACGACAGCGTCTGCTGGGTCTGCCCTGCGTCCTGCGACTGACCTGCCACGGAGCCACCTCGACCACCGCTGACCACGATCCGCCCCTGGCCCTCCACGACCACGTCAACGGGTCTGGCTGCTGCCAGCTCCTACCAGCGTGCGCTCCTTGCCAACATCAGCAAGGCAAGCTGCTGGCCGACCTTCTGCGTCAGCGGCAACGCGACAGCAACGGCCGACCGCTACCACAACCATCTCGGCACTGGTGACTACTGCGGGATCATGACTACAGCGCCCTCGTTCCCCGACGCATCCGACTTCGACCTACCTGACCAGACGCCGTGGGATCGTCAGGCCGGCGAACCGCTCAAGAACTACAGCGCGTTTCGTCTGTTCCGTGACCTCACGCCGATGCAGCGGTCGTTCGACCGCATCGCCGATCAAGCCAATCTGTCCGCTCGACGTCTGCGTGCCATCGCTGTCGAGTGGGACTGGCATGAGCGGGTCAGCGCCTGGGACGACGCCTGCCATCGCATCGAAGACCGCGAGCGCCTAGAGGCGATCCGTTCGATGCACGCTGTTCATCGGCGTGCTGGCCGCGCCGCCATCATGAAAGCGTTGCAGGCGCTGACCATGCTCGACGCTGAGACGATGCCAGCCAGCATCATCGCCCGTCTCATGGAGCTCGGTGCCAAGCTCGAGCGTTCCACGCTCATCGTCAGCATCGAAGAACTGCAAGGCATCGAACTCGGAACCGACGACGACACCGAAGACCCGTGGGAGCGGATCGCTCGTGAGCTCGATCCAGCAAACGCCCCGATCGCTGACCTCTAGCCCACGGTTCGGAACCAAGCGTCGTCTCGAGCTGCCGACGCGTGGCCCGCTCGATCGTCAAGTCGCAGCCTTGCTCGGCTGGCCGTTCTTCGACTGGCAGAACGACGTCGTCGACGTGGCTGGCGAGTACCACCCGATCTCGAAGATCCCGCTCTATCGAACGGTCGGCGTGGGCGTCGCCCGTCAGAACGGCAAGACGACACTCGTCTGTTCTCGCATAGCCCGACAGCTGATTCCGCCTCGACAAACGGTTGCGTACACGGCACAGGACCGCGGGCTCGCCAAGACCAAGTGGGACGAGCACGTCGATCTGCTCATGACGACACCGTTCGCCCAGCGCGTTGCTCGAGTCGATCGGACCAACCACCGCGAGATGCTGGTCATGGACAACGGCAGCCGCTATCTACCGGTCACGCCGAACTCACGCAAAGCCGGTCGCTCACTGTCCATCGACCTGGCCGTCATCGACGAGGCCCACGCACACGAGGACATGGGCGTCGTGTCGGCCATCGCTCCGGCCATGGCGGCTCGAGCGCACGCCCAAATCTGGCTGCTGTCCAACGCCGGCGACCTGCGCTCAGTGCTGTGGCGCCACTACACCGACATCGGCCGGCTCGAGGTTGACAACCCGGCATCGTCGATGTGCTGGTTCGAGTACGCCGCCGATCCTGACGCTGATGTCTACGACCACCAGGCGTGGTCTGACGCCAACCCGTCCCTCGGCCAACCCGGCGGCGTGCTCGAGACGGCGCTGAGCGACGGGGCGCTGACCATGGACCGATCGACGTTTCTGCGTGAGCATCTGAACGTCTGGACCGAGGCCAACACCATCACCGGCATCGACGCCGTGACGTGGGCAGCCTGTCGCCGGGACGACCTCGTGCCCGTCGTGCCGGTGGCGTTCGGACTGGACTTCACGCCGGAGCGCGATCGTGGCGCTCTGGCCGTGGCAGGCATGACCGGCTCGGGTGACATCACCGCCATCGAGCTCCTCGAATCGGGCTCAGACCTCGACCGCATCGTCATGCGAGCCGCTGAGGTCGCAAACCAGTGGAACGGTCTGATCACCCTCGACCGTGGCTCGCCGGCTGCCTCGGCCATCCCGGCGCTCGAGCGGTTGACCAGCGACGACAAGGGCCGTCACAAGGTCCGGCTGATCCCGCTGACCGACCTCGTGCGGGCCTGCGGCGACTTCCACGATGCCGCTGTCCACGCTCGTCTGAGCCACCGTGGCGACTATCGCCTGAGCGACGCCGTGACCGCTGCGACCAAGCGCCGCGTCGGCGAATCGTGGGCCTGGGCCCGCCGAGCGAACGCCGACATCTCACCGCTCGTCGCCGCCACGTTGGCTCGCTGGGGCCTGATCACAGCCCCGCCACAGGTCTCCCACGACTACCTATCGGCCGGCTTCGGTTGACTCCTTGCTGACAGACGTCTATCAACGGGTGCAGACTGGGACTCGTGGCTCTCACCAGCAAACAACGCAACAAACTCCCCAAGGAGGCGTTCGTCTACAGCTCGGGACCACGGTCGAACTGGCGCTATCCGGTGCCGACCAAAGCCATGGCAGCCAAGGCCGGCATCAGCGAACGTCAACGCCAGAACATCCATGCCGCCGCGCTGACCTTCGCTGCGTCCAGTAACACCAGGGGCTCACATTCCACGGTCAAAGCGGTGGTCGACAAGCGAAGGAACCGCTGATGTATGACCGCTACGGCCAATGGGTGCCCGACAACAGCGACGTCGACACCTCACCCGACGAGTTCGGCATGAATCCCGAAGACCTCGACACCAGCTCGCTGATGCCGGACGACATGGGGCCGCTGACCAAGGACTAGCGCATGACCAACATCATGTATTCGCCGTCGCCGCTCGTTGTCGACGGCGTAACGATGTGGCATCTGGCGCCGGAGCTGGACGAGGACTTCGATCCGCACGACTGGATCGTGTTCCTCGGATCGGCTCTGACGTACCGCTGGCAACGCGCCCGCGTCTACGACTGGTACTACCGCGGCGAACATCGGCTCTGGTTCGGCCCGACACAAGCGCAGGTCGTCTATCGGCGACTGCTATCCGAGTCACGTTCCAACTGGGCCGAGCTGATCGTCGACGCTGTCAACGAACGACTGCGGGTCGTCGGATTTCGCTTCCCGGCCACGGGCGACCTTGACGCCGACCTGCAAGCGTGGGACGACGTCTGGCAGACGAACAACCTCGACGCTCGATCAGACGAAATCCACGTCGAGGCGCTGGTCTGGGGTACGGCCTACTGCCTCTGCTGGCCCGACGACATAGGCGACGTTCACATCACGGCTGAGCATCCGAGCGAGTGCATCACCTACGCCCCGGCCGCTGATCGCCACCAGACCACTATGGGCCTCAAACGCTGGTGCGACGACAACGGCTACTGGCACGCCACCCTCTACACGCCGGCGTTCATCTACAAATACACCGCCGACCAAGGCACCGGCACCGCCGGCACGATGCCGCCGACAGGCAGCTGGTCACCTCGCGAGGTCAACGGCGAACCGTGGCCGCTACCCAACCCGTTCGGCGTCGTGCCGATGATCGAGTTCCCCAACAACCCACGTCTGTTGACAGGCGGACGCAGCGAGCTCTCCGGCGGCGCCATCGAAATGATGGACCGCATCAACGAGACGGTGTTCAACCGGATGCTGGCGGCGCAGTTCTCAGCGTTCCGCCAGAAGTGGATCAGCGGCATGGAGATCCCACGCGATCCCGAGACGGGGACACCGGTCGAACCGTTCCGAGCCGCCGTCGATCGACTCTGGATGACCGAGAACCCCGACGCCAAGTTCGGCGAGTTCGGCGAAGCCAGCCTCGAGAACTACATCGCCGCCGCCGAAGCCGACATCGCGCATCTGGCCTCGATCACTCGGACGCCGGCGTACTACCTCCTGCCTCGTGGGCAGATGCCGAGCGGCGAAGCCCTCAAAGCGGCCGAGACCGGACTGGTCAAGAAGGTCCTGCGCCGCCAACGGTTCTTCGGCGAGGCGTGGGAGCTGATGATGCGGACGGCGCTGACCATGCAGGGCTCGGACACCGCCCTCGATAAGAGCTGCGAGACGATCTGGCAATCGCCCGAGACCAAGTCCGACGCCCAGATGGGCGACATGCTGATCAAGCTGGCCCAACTCGGGACGCCCAAGGAGGCGCTCTGGGAGCTGTCGGGCTATTTCAGCCCGCAACAGATCGCCCGCATGACGAAACAGGCTGCCGACGAGGCGCTGGCACAGGCCAACGTCGACAAGCCGGTCGTACCGCCACCGGGACCACCCATCCCGGGCGGGCCACAGCCACCGCAACCATCAGGCGCCGCCGACCAACAGCCGCCGGTTGACGCCTCTGCCACGAGAGGAGCAGGATGACTGACGCAGGACCCGGAGCCAGCGGGGCAGCGACTGGCGCAAGTCCCGAGCCGGGGGGCAAAAGTTCCGGCGCAGGCTCCGAGCCGGGGGGTCAAGGCAGTTCCGGCGCCGACAAGACCTACACCCAGGAGCAACTGGATCGCTTCCTCAACGAGGAACGGCGACGCAACCAAACCAAGTACGGCGACTACGACGAGATCAAGTCGAAGCTGACCACGCTGGAAGGTGCGAGCCAATCCGAGCTCGAGAAGGCGAACGCCAAAGCTCAGGAAGCTGCGGCCAGTGCGCAAAAAGCCACTGCTCGAGCCGACGGCCTGCTCATCCGCTCAGCCATCACGGCCGAGGCGGCACGAGCTGGTGCCATCGACCCCGACGTGGTGGTCGCGCTGCTGGTCGAACAGTTCAGCGTCAAGGACGATGCCGTCGAAGGCGACGTCACCAAAGCCGTGGCGAAGCTGCTCGAACAGCGACCGTACCTACGGTCCGCCAACGGGCCCGCTCGCATCGGATCGGCTGACGCCGGGCGACACACGCCACCCGGCAAGCAAGCGACCGAGACGCCGGCAGAGCGCATGGACGACGTGCTCCGGGGTTCCCGATAGCTCAGGAGCGGTTGCATGACAACCATCGACCAAACACTCATACCGGTCGAGGTCCAACAGCAGGTGATCGACGGAGTCGTCGAAGACTCGGTCGCGTTGAGCCTCGCCACGGTCCAACCCATGCCTACGGGCGCCGAAGCCGTACCAGTCCTCGGGTCGATCCCGACTGCGGGCTGGGTCAGCGTCGGCGGCCGCAAGCCGACCAACTCGATGGCATGGACCAGCCAGGTCCTCAAGGCCGAGGAAATCGCTGCCACCATCGACGTACCCACGGCCTACATCGACGACGCCGGCTTCCCGCTGTGGGAATCCATCCAGCCGATGATGGTCAACTCGCTGGCCCGCGCCATCGACCAGGCCATTCTGCTGGGCACCAACGCCCCGGCCAGCTTCCCGGTCGGCGGCGTACGCGCCTTCTCCACGCTGGCGACCCTGCCGGCGGCGCCGGCCAACGACATCGTCGGAGCGTTCAACGCCATGCTGGAAACCGTCGAGCGTCAGGGCCTCGATCCCGGCGGCTTCGGAGCCGACGTCGTCGTGCGTGGCTCGCTGCGTGGTGCCCGCATTTCGACTGGCGCTCCTCTGTGGGTGCCATCGGTTGCCGGCGACACGCCCGACACCATCTACGGCTACCCGGTCGAATGGAGCGTGGGCGGCGTGTTCGACCTGACGCCAGCGACCGGCCTGGTCGCCGTCGCCGGAGACTGGGACTGTCTACGCGTCGGCATCCGCCGGGACGTGACCGTCGACCAGTCGAGCGAGGCCGTGCTGGCCGACTCGACCGGCAAGGTGCTGGTCTCAGCGTTCCAAGACGACAAGGTCATCATGCGTGTCCACATGCGTCTGGGCTGCGTGATCGGTCAGCCGTTCACCACCCGCCTCAACGCTGCGGCCAAGCCGTTCAGCCACGCCACCATCGGCATGGCGCCCGGCCTGTTCGGCGCTATCGACGACCTCCCCGAGTTCACTGAGATGTCGCAACCCTCCGACCCCGACTTCGACCCTGACGCCCCGACCCCACCGGTCGTCGGCGAGCAGCCGAAGTCCACGGGCCGTCGCGGCAGCGGCAGCGGCAGCGGACACAGCGAGGCGTAAGCCGTGCTGGCGGACATCGTCAGCGCCAGTCCCCTGACGACGCAGATTCTGGCGATCGCTGCGGCGGCGTTCTTCTTCCTCGCCGCGGTGGCCCAGCTGACGTCGATCTTCGCCGTCCTCGAGCGCGTGGGTCATCCCGCGCTCGTGGGCGGCGGGCTGTGTCTGCTGGCGTTGGCCGTGCTGTTCCTGACCTGACGACATGACGACACCCCTGGCGCAACTGAGCGACTACGAGATGCTGATAGCACCCGTCGCGGCCGCCGACGAACCGAAGATCGACTACCTGATCCTCGTCGCGTCGTCGGTCGTTGCTCAGTTTGCGCCAGGGCTCATGCCGTGGGCTCAGGGCACGCCACCACTCGAATCGGACGGTGTGACGCCGACTCCGGTGCCCGAACCCGCGGTGCTCGTCACCTGTCAGACCACGTCGAACATCGTCAACAACCCGACCGGCAACGGCGGGCGTATCCAGATGCAGCGAGTCGGATTCAGTGCCGAGCAATACGCCCCGGGCGGTGACGTCGACGGGCTGCTACCGGTGGCCTGGCGACGGCTCCTCAAGCCCTGGCGTGCCCCGGTCATGGCGTCCATACCGCTCACCGTGCCGCACCCGATGGAGTACGGCATGGGCGGCTGGGGCTGGACGTGGTGGTTCCCGACGCTCGAAGGCGAGGCACCGCCCGATCCCTCGTACTACGACGGCTGGGGCGAGAACGTCACCGAATGGCCGTGGTCGACGACCGTGCCACCGAGCGGGGGCGCTCCGTTCAGCGATGGAGTTCGGGACTGATGCTGGCCGCCGGCATCTACAACCAACCGGCCACGATCCTCTACTGGCAAGCCGGACCGCCCGACGAACACAACGTCCCGACCGACGACTTCACCTCGGTCGACACCGTCGTCGTCTTTCAAGAGAAGTCCCGGCTGCAAAATCCCGGCGACGGTCAGATCGGCGTCTCGCTGTGGACCGTCTACATCCCGCCAGACGAAGCAATCCCGATCTCAACTGATCGACTCAACGTCAACGGCGTCGAATACAACTTCCACGGTGACGGCTGGCTCACGGTGACTCCTCGAGGCGTACCCGACCACATCGAAGCGACCGTCTGGAGAGCAGCATGAGTGACAGACGTCTATCAAACGAAACCAGCCTCAAACCATCACCGAGCTGCGCCAGTTGCCGATTCGTCGACACTACGGTCGAGCCTGCACTCTGCCGGCGTCACGCCCCGACACCGTATGGTCCGGCGGGATCGAACTACGAGCATCAGTGGCCGATGATCGTTCTCGACACGGACTGGTGCGGTGAGTACGACAAAGCAACCGAACTCTGATGGTCGCCCTCGCGTCTCGAATCGAAATCTTCCCCGACGCCGGCGACAAGGTCGCCAACACGCCCGAGGCCCGCGAATATCTGGCACGAGTCGCCGATGACGGGGCAAAGTACGCCCAGACCATCGCTCCGGTCCGCACCGGGGCCTACCGCGACAGCATCAAGTCCGCATCCGACAACGGCGCCCGACCCGGCGCCACGGTCTCGGTCGGCACGGCGTACTGGACCTATCTCGAGTACGGCACCATCCACAACCGACCGTTCCGGGTGCTGACCAACACGCTGACCTACATGGCGAACAAGACGGAGTTCACATGACCACCGTCCTGCTGCCCGACACCGAGCAACTGGTCATCAACGCGCTCTTGGGCATGGCCGAGCTCAGTTCGCTGGGTGGCCGGATCTACGGCGTGACGCCCAAGAACCGGACATTCCCGCTGGCTCGAGTCAGCCGATTCGGCGGCGATCCGCTGTGGGGCGGTGAGCCCTACTGGGTTGACAGCGTCATGTTGCAGTTCGACATCTGGGCCAACAGCGGTTTCGTCGAGGCGTACAGCCTGGCCGAGCAAATGCGTTCGTGCGTTGCCACGTTGACCGGAGCCTGGCCCGAAGGCGTCGTCGTCTCGGCCAGGGTTACCGCTCTGGTCGCTACCAGCGACCCCGACTTCGATCCTCCCAAGCCCCGCTACCGCTTCACGGCGACGCTTCTGACACACCCGCGACCTACGCCAGCGGCGTCCTGGGGCGACTCGACGGCCGAGTGGGCCGACGCCACGGCGACGTGGGGCTGACATGAGCTACTACGACATCCCCGTCGGCGCTCTGACCGATCCACTCTCCAGCGAGCACGTTCCCAGTCACCAGGCGATCGCTGACGCGCTCAACGACCTCGGAGCCAAAGTCGCCGCGAGCCCCGGTATCCGCGCCTTCCCGTTCGCGTTCGACACAGCGGGGCTGGACACCGGAATCGAAATCTTCACACCGAAGATCGGTGATCTGCTGATCGACGCCTGGTTCGAGGTCGACACCGCCTGGGACGGCACGACACTCAGCAGCGGCGGGCTCGCGGAGGCTTGCGCCGACGTTGGGCAATACGACATCTACGGCAACGGCTGGTTCGGCTGGTTCGGAGGACCGATCGACCTGTCTGTGGCAGACGTCACCATGGGGCAGAACGCTGGCGAAATCCTCCAAGGAACCGCGCCCAACAACCCCGGCTGTGGCCTCAATCCTCTGTCGGCCAGAGTCGCCGGAGCTAACTATCGGATGGTTCCCGCCAAGTTCACCAGCGTGAGTCCCGTCATCCTCATGGCGAATCGCTTTGCGCAGGTCGGCAACTACCCGATCGGAGCAACACACGGCGCGGCGATCCTGTTCGTCGAGACCGCGACACCGCAGTGACAGACGTCTATCAACGCCGACCAGAAAGCCTCTGGTCAGCAGCAAACCGGACGACAGCCTCGTCCGAGAAAGGAATCAACCATGACAACGGTTGACGAACGAGCCACCACGGGTGGCATCAACGCCAGTCAGATTTACGTCGCTGGCACCGGCAACATCTATACGGCCCCGGCGGACACGCCGATCCCGGCTGCATCGCCGCCGGCGTCACCGTGGGTCGACCACGGTTACGCCACCGAAGACGGGGTCGAGTTCACGTTCGGCAAAACGACCGACGCCATCAAGGGCTGGCAGAGTTTCGACACGCTGCGACTCATCACAACCGAGGCACCGAAGTCGGTCAAGTTCTCGCTGATGCAGTCCAATGCGTCGAACCTGATCCTCGCCCTCGGTGGCGGCACGGTGGACCCCGTCGGCCCGCCGCCCGGGATCTATCACCCGCCACCGTCCTCACAGCTCCAGATCGTCGCCCTGTTCATCTCAGCGAACGACGGCGGTGAGATATGGGAGTTCTGGTGCCCGCGAGCGATCCTGAGCGACAACGTCGTGTTTCCCTGGAAAAAGACAGGCGAGGCGATGTACCCGCTGACGTTCTCGATCCAGGCTGCCGCTACAGGCGACAACTTCAACTTCGTCTTCCCGACTGCGTTCGGCACGTCGATGCTCGAAGCTGACGAACCGGCAACCAGGAAGAACGAGCGCGACAAGGCAGGGGCAGCGGCGTAATGGCAGATGTCCTGGTGCTCACGCGCCGGGACGGGACGACCGAGATCGCACACATCGGATCGCCCTTCCTGGCGGTCCTCTTTGAGGACACATTCCACAAGGCCCCCGACACGGCCGGCGACAACGGCTGGATGGCGTTCTACGACATCCACGATCGGCCACCAAACGACCACGACGAGCTGCTCAGCTGGCTCAAGCAGTTCATCGCCACGGACGTCGCCAAGCTGGACCCTACGGGAACGGTGCTACCGACCAACGGGACGGCGCCGACGCCGGCCGACTCCTCGCCGATCTGACGCTGATGACCGGCCTCGGTCCAGCCGAGCTGAAAGCCGGCGGCCGGGCGTACTTCGACGCGCTGCTCGATCGAGCAACCGAACGTAACCAGCTCGGCTGGACCTCCGAGACGATGCTCGCCAACCTGCTCGAGGTCAGCTTCGCCAGCTACCGAGTGCTGCTCGCGCTAATGGGCGCCAAGAACATCCCGCAACCGCTCAGCGTGCCTCGACCCGGGCTGCCGGTGCGGCGAGCCGTCAACTGGCGTGAGCTCCAGAGGCGGGTGAGTCATGGCAACTGAGGTCGGCACCGGCTACATCTCGACCTACCTCGACAACAAGGGCATCCAAGACAGCCTGGGTGCCCTCGGTGGCGAGCTCGGCGCCAAGTTCGGTCCGCTCGGCCAGACCGCCGGCATGGCGCTCGGCACCAAACTGTCGGCGGCGCTCTCGCCCGCGACTGAGGACGCCGGCGCCAAGATCACATCGCTGTCAGGGCTGCTCGACGCCGCCGGTCCGTGGGGCATCGCCGCCGGTGCTGCCGTCGCCGGTGCTGCCGCCATCGGCGGGGCGCTTTACAAGATGGGCTCGGACTTCGAGACGCAGTACCGAACCATCGCCCGCAACACCGGGGCCACCGGCACCCAACTGGCCTCCCTCGACCAGAGCTTCCGCGACGTCGCCTCACACAGCGCCGCCAGCTTCGGTCAAGTGACGCAAGCCATCGACGAGGTGCAGCGGTACACCGGGCCGACCGGCAAATCCCTCGACGCGCTGAGCGGTCAGTTCCTGACCTTGAGCCGCATCAGCGGCACGGACGTTGCCAGCAACGTCGAAGCCGGCGTCCACGCGCTCGAGAACTGGAACGTCCCGGCCAAGATCGCACCGACCTACCTCAACGAGCTGTTCACGGCCAGCCAGAAGTCGGGCGTCAGCTTCTCGACACTGGCCTCGCAGGTCACGCAGTTCGGACCCGGGATGCGCCAACTGGGCTACTCGTTCACCCAATCGGCCGCCATGATCGCCCAGTGGTCCAAAGAGGGCCTCAACAGCCAGCGCATGATCACGGCGCTGATGATGGGCTCGTCCAAGCTGGCAAAGCAGCAAACGACCGACAACACAGCAATCCAGAAGGCCGAGGACGCGTTGACAGCGGCGCACCTCAAGCTGGCAACGGCCAGCGGCAAGAACCTGGTTAGCGCCCACCAGGCCGTGACAGTCGCATCGGAGAAACTGTCGGTCGTTCAGAAGAAGGCGGCCACGGACAGTGGCTCGGTCGCGCAGCAGATGCAGGTGCAGATCAACGCGATCAAGAACGCCAAGACGAGCACCGATGCTCTGGCGATCGCGTCGACATTGTTTGGGACCCGCGGCGCGGTGCAGATGACCGAGGCCATCCGCTCAGGCCGGTTCAGCGCCGACGAGATGACCCACTCGCTCAAGGACGCCGGCAACTCGATCACCGACACCGGCAAGCGGACGCAGACCGTGTCCGGCTCGTTCCACGAGATGAAGAACGCCACCGAAGTCGCCTTCGCTCCACTGTCGACAGCCTTGTTCCAGGGCATCAACAAAGGCCTCATCGACATCATGAACTACATCACGCCGCTGATGCAGACGCTGTCTCAGGATCTGCCCGGCGTGATCAAAACGCTAACGCCACTGTTCCAAACATTCGGCACACTGATGGCCGACCAGTTCCGGCTCGCCGCTCCGCTGATCAAAACGCTGTTCGACGCCCTCGGTCTCGTCGTCGACCTGCTGACCGGCCGCTGGGGTCCGGCCTGGAACGAGGTCATCAACCTGTTCCACGACGTCACCAACGTCATCTCAGGGCTGGGCCGGGAGATCGAGGACTCGCTGCTGGCGCCGTTCCGAGCTCTCGGCATCGACGTACCGCAGGCGCTGAGCTCGGCCTGGGGCGCCATCTCGAGCTGGGCCAGCGGCATGGCGAAGCGAATCCTCGACGCCTTTGGCGACGTCGGGACGCAGCTCTACGACTGGGGCGCCCACATCATTCAGCGGCTGGCCGACGGGATCACCTCAGCCGCCGGCTCGGCGCTCAAGGGCGCAGCCAGCGCCGCCATGAGCGTCATCAAGAGCGTCATCCCGTTCTCGCCGGCGCAGACTGGTCCCTTCTCGGGAGCCAAAGGCGATCCGCGCTGGATGGGCGAGAACATCGGCAACATGCTCGCCGCGGGCCTGACCAAGAGCGCCAACGCCGTCGGACAAGCAGCGACCGCGATGATCACGCCCGCGGCAGCCGCCGTGCCCGGGCTAGGCGGCCCCGTTGCCGGAGCTGCGGCTGCACTCGGACCCGCCGCCTACAACGGGCCGGCGGTCGTGATCCAGAACGCCACGTTCACCAACGAGGCCGACATCGAATCGTTCATGCGACAAGCCGCGTGGACCGTCCAGACCGGGAAACTCTGATGCCGCAATCGCTCTACAACCGCTGGGCCGCTCTCGAGCTCGGCAACACCACGCTCTACCTCGACAACCCCGACCAGGGCTGGATCTGCCAGGAGCTCGACCTCGGCTACCCCGGCGTGCGCGAGGTCATCGACAACAGCCCTGACCAACACGGCACCGTTGACCGGACGGCGTTCTTCTCCCAGCGTGTCGTCTCGGCGAAGATCATGGCGGTCGCAGCGCCGGGCTGGGGGCTCGACTCCGTTGTCCGACAGTTCATGCCGTTCCTCGATCCCGGCTCACGTCCGGCGTTGCACTACGCGGACGATTACGGCGGCGAGGAGCGCGTGCTCATCCTGCGCGGCTCGCAGTTCTCGTCACCGATGGGGATTCCGCCCGAGCGCCCATTCCAGATGACCTGGGTGGCGGGTGACCCGATCGCCAAGGGAGTCACCTTGCAGGAGCAAAGTGTGCATGGCGGTCTCTCGGGCCGATGCCGCAACGGCGGCCAGCTTCCCGTGCCGCCCGTGGTCATCATCGTCGGCCCGATCACGCGGCCGGTGGTCACGTTCACCCGTCTCTCCGACAACTCCAAGATCGGCGCCGTGGCGCTCGTCGCCGGCTATTCGGTTCCCGCCAACTCCAACGTGGTAATCGACACGCGGGCGAAGACGGCCTTGCTCAACGGTGACCCGAACCAGTCGGTGTTCAATCAGGTCGACTGGGCGGCGACCCAGTGGCCGGTGCTCCCGATCATCTCGGTCGACGACACCATGTTCGCCATGACTGGAGACCCGAACGGCCTCGCGCAGACGAACATCACGGCGGCCGTCGTCCAGTGGAACAACTGGTATCTGCTGTGACGCTCACCGACTACCTCGACGTCCCCGAGCTGCTCGCCGCACCGGGCACCTACCCCGTGCCGCCGGGGCGGGGCCGGTGGCGCCTGACCTTGCACCGCCGGCAGTTCCAATACAACAACTCGCTGCCACCACCGGCACAATCGTGGCAATCGACGCTCATCTGCGAACTGCCACACGCCGCCAAGCGTGTACTCACGCAAGCATGGGATAGTTCGGCGCAGTTTGTGTTCGCGCTCGACGGCCACGACGAGGAAGCGGCCTACATCAAGGAGCTGCAACACGACGTCATCGCGTGGCGCTGGGATGACACTTCCGGCGTCGACCGGCCGATGTTCCGCGGCATCATCGGCCAGAGCGCAGACGACATCACCGCAGAGCGTCATACGGTGACGTTCACCTGCCACGACTATTTCGCCGTTCTGGCCCGGCGGAACTTCACCTTCCCCTCCAGCGGCGGGACCGCTTACGCGAACATCGACCAGGACACGCTCGTCGCCAACTACTTCGTCAACTGGTTCATGATCGCCTACTACAACGGTGCCGAGACGTGGAACTTCGGGTCCGGCGCGTACATGCCGATGATCGCGCAGCGAGTGAACCCCGACGGTTCGGCACGGGCGGCGCTGTCAGGCATCATGCGGACCCGCTCCTACCTCGGTGGCTACAACCTCGGTACGGCGTTCGACGACCTGGCGAAGTGCATCAACGGGTTTGAGTACGACGTCAAGGCACTCGGGATGCCCGACGGTCAGACGGATGCGCTCCGCATCTTCTACCCCAACCAGGGAGTCACTCGCACTGCCCCGATCCTTGAGTACGGCAGGAGCATCGCCACCATCAAGCGCAAGGTCGACAGCGCGACCTTCGCCAACTACGATTTCCTGCTCGGCAATAACCAGAGCGCCGCCCCGGCCAACCAGTTTTACGCCGACTCCTACACCGCCGACTCGGACGCCGGCCCTTACGGTGTCTGGCCGCTGTCGGAGAACGCCTCCGACATCATCGACCAGTCGACGCTCAACCAACGCGTCGCTGGGAACCTCGCTCTCGCCTACACCGGCGGCGCCCCGGTCCCGAGCTACGAGCTCGGGCTCGCACCCGCCTGGTACTACCCCGGTCTGTTCGGAATGGGCGACACGATGCCGCTGCGAATCCAGTCAGGGCGCTTGCAGGTGAACACCACCATCCGCGTTCTCGGATTCACCTACACGGTGGGCGACGACGGCAACGAGGACGTGGCGCTCATCGTCGGCAAGCCGCCCACCACGCTCGCCGGGATGTTTCAATCCGTGGACCAGGACCTCAACGCCCTCGCGAGGAGATAGGAGACCCATCATGGCCGAACCAGCTCATCAGGCCAGGGCCGCGCCGCGGCGGATCGGTCCACCGACCGTGACACCGCTCGCCGGCACGGCCAATCCCCTCGCGCCGCAGTCCGTGTCGCTGCTGCCCGCAGAGCTCGACCTGACCATCTATGCCGGTGACGACCTGGCGATGCAGTTCACATTCGTCGACGCTGCCAGCGCCCCGATCGACATGAGCGGAACGTGGTCCGCCTCGATCAAGCCGATCAACGCGCTCGAGACGGACCCGCCGCTCCAGACCTTCACCGTCGACGCCTCCAACGCGGCGACCGGGGTCATCGTGATCTCGCTGACCGGCGCCGAGACGGGGGGACTCCCGGCACCGAGCGACGCGTCGTTGGCGTGGGACATTCAGCGAACCGACCCGAACGGTGTCGTGCGGACCACCCACCGTGGGACGATCAGCGTCGTGGACGACGTGACCCCGCCATGACCATCGCCGTCACCACCACACTCGAAGACATCGAGGTCGTCACCACCATCGAGGACCCCTCGGTCGTGTTCCAGACCGAGGACAGTGGGCCGGTCGAGGTCACCACGAGCATCGACGCTCAGCCGGTCATCACCGAGATCAGCCAGTTAGGTCCACCGGGCCCGCAGGGAGCACCAGGCGATGCCTCGACCGTCCCAGGTCCGGCGGGCCCGCAAGGTCCACAGGGTCCGGCGGGTCCGCAGGGCCCGACCGGTAACACTGGCGCGACAGGTGCGCAGGGCCCCGCCGGCGCTGACTCAACGGTCCCGGGTCCGACGGGTCCGCAAGGTCCCAAGGGCGACACCGGGGCAACCGGCGCTGTCGGTCCGCAAGGCGCGACTGGAGCAACGGGCGCGACGGGCGCCGATTCGACGGTGCCCGGACCCGCGGGGCCAGCAGGTCCGCAGGGCGCAACCGGAGCTCAAGGTGCGACCGGTGCAACGGGCGCGGCTGGTGCCGACTCGACCGTGCCCGGACCCGCAGGACCGACCGGCCCGCAGGGAGCGAAGGGCGACACGGGTGCAACGGGGCTGACAGGACCGCAAGGCGCGACCGGTGCCACTGGCGCCGCGTCGACCGTCCCCGGTCCGCAAGGCCCGCAGGGTGCGACGGGTGCGACGGGTTTGACGGGACCGCAGGGCGCGACCGGGGCTACCGGAGCTGCGTCGACCGTGCCGGGTCCGGTTGGCCCGCAGGGCCCGATCGGCAACACCGGGGCGACCGGCAATACGGGTGCGCAGGGTCCTCAAGGCGTGCAGGGCGCGACGGGCGCGGTAGGTCCGCAAGGTCCGCAGGGCGTCCAGGGACCGGCGGGTCTGCTCACCAAGATCGCTGAGGTCATCGGCTACAACAACGGCCTGAACGGCGTTTCGTTCACCGCTATCCCCGGCGGGTTCCGGCATCTCGAGCTGATCTGTTACATGGCGAGCGACGCCGCCGCCGCTTTCGCCGAGGTGCTGTTGCGCTTCAACACCGACGCCGGCAACAACTACCAGTCCGGGGTGGTGCAAGGGAGCGGCGGGGCGGTGGCCGCCAGCGAGAACGCGACGGCTGCGGGCATCCGCAACTTCTATGTCCCAGCGGCGCAGGCCTACCCCGCGGGCGCCGTCGGAGGCGAGTTTCGGATTCTTATTCCCGGCGTCAACTGGGGCGCTTTCAACGTGCGGCAAGTGCGTATCGACTACGCGTGCTATATCGGCACAACGGCCCATGCCGCGGGCTCCCATCTGGTCGGCATGACAAGCGGGCTGTGGTACTCGGGCGCCGGCATCAACCGGATCGACCTCACGCTGATGGCTGGCAATCTCGTCGGATCGCTCTGCACGCTGTACGGCTGGACATAAGACCAAAACAGGAGCAAGGAGGCAACATGGAAACCCAACCCCCGGACCCGGCCGGCGAACCGGAGCAAGAACCGTCGCACCAGGGCGCCGAAGGCGATCCGCCGGAGCCTGACGTCGACGACGACGAGAACAATGGCGCTTAGACGAGAGCCCATCTGGTCGCCCAACTACTCGAGCCGTGGCGGGACGAAGGTTCGTCTCGTCGTTCTGCACACGGCCGAGGGGGCGCGCACGTATCAGTCGCTCGGGTCGTACTTCTCGAGTCCCAGCGCCGGCGTCTCGAGCCACGTCGGGATCGACGACACGCCCGGCGTGATCGGCGAGTACGTCCGGCGGGGCGACAAGGCATGGACCCAGGCCGACGCCAACCCGTACTCCGTATCGGCCGAGCTCTGCGCTTTCGCCGCCTGGACCGGGCCCGAGTGGGACATCCACCAGTCCATGCTCGAGAACTGTGCCGAATGGGTCGCCGAAGAATGTGCAGCGTTCGGCATCCCTGTTAGACGTCTATCACCGGCGCAGGCTCAGGGCGGCGAAACCGGCGTCTGCCAGCACGTCGACCTCGGCGTCTCCGGCGGCAACCACTGGGACTGCGGCTCCGGGTTCCCGATGGACCGGGTGCTCAAGATGGCTGCGCAGGTCGGTGGCGAAACAGATGTTTCCGATACGTCTCTGAAAGGACGCAACATGATCGCTTCAACCGACACCGGCGAGGGCTACTGGACCGTCAGCCACGACGGCGCCGTGGGCGCGTTCGGTGACGCCGAGTACCACGGCGGCGGCTTCGACCCTGACGTGGTCACAGGCGAGTGCGTCGGCATCGCCGGCAAGAGCAACGACGGCTACTGGCTGTTCGCCTCGGACGGCGGCGTGCTGGCCTTCGGCTCGGCTCAGTTCATGGGGCGCCCCGATCGCTTCTAACGAAGTCCGCTTCCTGGCCGTCTACAACGACACGGCGATGCGCTGGGAGGTCAGGGACGCCCACGACGACCCCACGACTGCGATCCCGGCCAACCGACGCTTCACGTCCGAGTTCGACGCCCGCTTCGCCGCGTTCATCCTCAACGACGACGATCAACGCTGACGCGGCCAGCGCGACACCAGCCGAGGCGGTTCGTGCTCGACCCAATCGAACGGGCGCAAGCGAGCACGCCGGCGGCGCATACGCCAACGCTGCCAGCGGGCCCGCCACGATCGCACGCCGGCGAGTGTCCCATTCGGTCATCGCGTGCTGGCTGCGTCGGGCCTAGCGCCCGGAAACGACGAGGTCGGGTGGTTATGAGTCGGTTCCGCAAACGACCCGAGACGGCGCTAGAACCTCGTGAGAGCCATTAGCCCTGGTAGAGCGGGTAAAGAGATGCTGGGCCAACGCCCGGGCTGGGACGAACGAGAAACCCCTCGCCGTGCTCCGGTGACGCCGAGCGCAGGCCCATGCCATTTTGGCATGACAGGCGTCTATCAGCCCTTGGCGTTGATCCGTTGCAGCTCGACCGCCAACCGATCCCGTTCGGCCGCAACCTCGTTCAGCGCCTCCATCAGATAAGCACCGGCCAACTGCGACTCGTGGGCAATCTTCATCCAGCACTTGACGCAGTCGGGGTCCATGACATCGTGGCCGTGGTCCTCGTAGACGTAGCGGGGGCGGGACTCGGTCATCCGAGGCGCACCGGCACGGGGGCACTCGAGACCCACCACAGCTCGGGCTTGCCAACGGCCTCGAGGACCGCAACGTGCTCGAGGAACCGCTGGCGCACCATGGAGTCGATCCAGTGTTCGCAGTGCCGATCGTCGGTCACGATGTAGCGGTACGCCGAACGGTCGCAGATCGCAAGATCGGACTGATCCATGCCCGTCGACTCGTAACTGCCCTCGGTCAGCCACACCACACCGAAATCGGGCAGTGGTACACCGAACAGCTTCGGCTTCTGCTGCGGCAGGAGCAGCCCACGCCGACCGATCTTCGGGTAACTGTGGTCGCAGGTGAAGTGGAACAGGTGCCGACTCACCGAAAATGGCTCAGATACGACTGCTCGGCAACGTCGTTGTTCGCCCACCAGCGCAACGGCGTCAGCAGCCACCGGAGAAGGCGCTTAGCTTTCGACATGCCCCGAGATGATGGCCTGCCAAGCGCCGCCCTGCTCGCCGACCAGTTGCAGGACGAGCTCACCGTCGACGAGGAACAGGCCGCGCACCGTCAAGCGGTCGCCAAGCGACGGGTGCGTGACACCCGCCGTCTCACGCTTGATCGGGCGCGACCCGTTCTTACGGGCCTTAGTGACCTTAGCCACACGATAGGCCCGGGCGTTGCCACCGGCGGACTTTACCTCGACCTTGTAGCCCTCGTCTCTGATCGCCCCGATGATCTGGCTCAGGTTGGACCCGCTAATCCCCATCTGCTCGGCGTCGACCGAAGTCGTCCATTCGCCGCCCAGGACGCGCAGACCTAGAGCGGCCGTCGGACCATCGGGGTTGGCCCGCCAGCGTTCGATTCGAGTCGTCACTTGCTTGCTCCTGTCATGGCTTTGAGCATCTGCTGTTCGTTGGCGTAGACGTCGGCTCGACGGATGACCTCGAGACGGACGTCGGTGAAGTGCGGTCGATCACCGTCGGCTTCGACCTGATACCCGGTGGCGTACTTGTAACGGCTATCCAGGCGTTCGCCCGTGGCACGAATCCAGCGATCGGTGCGTTGCGTCTCGCAGCGTTGGCAAACGAGATCACGACAGATCACGCCGTCGGGTGCTCGCCAGTATCCGATGACGCCCCACCAATGCTTGACGTCACGACACTCCAAGAAGTCATCGTCGAGGGTCCGCATGGCGCGCTTGAGCGCCGGAGGCGTTTCGGTGGTCGCCATCAGACGGCCCCGAGAACGGCTTGCAGCTGCCCGGCCTCGACCACCGGCGGCGCCTTGACGTAGAAGTCTCTGAGCATCCGTTCATCCTTGTGGCCCATGACGTAGCGCAGCTCCTCCAACGGCACGCCGGAGTGGGCGCTGAGCGTGGCGGCGGTTCGGCGCAGATCGTTCGGCGTGACGTGCTGGAAGATCCCGGCGTCCTTGCAGAACACCGCCACCGCCCGGCGGCAGTTGCTCGGATCGAGCAGAGCGCCGGTACGGGTGCAGACCACGAGATCGTTGTCGTCCCACACCCCCGGCCGGGACCGCAACCGTTCAGCGGTCTGGCGTTTCTTGTGCAGCCGCAGGTAGTCGACCAACGCCGGCGGCATCGTCAGCCGTCGACCGCTCTTAGCCTTCGGATCGCTCATCGTCAGCGTGCCGTCGGGCTCACGCCGGCGCTGCTGGTGAACCACCAGCTGCCCGGCATCGAGATTGACGGCCGACCACGTCAACCCGGCCACTTCGCCCGGGCGCAGCGCAACGTAGAGCGAGATCACGACCAGGGGCCCCAGCCGGTCGTCCTTCGCCACCTCGAGCAAGCCGCGAGCTTCCTCACGACTCAGAGCGCAGGTGACCTTCTGAGGCTTACAGTCTTTTGGGAGTTCCGCCTGGCGTGCCGCGTTGAACGTCGGATAACCGGGCAGCTTGCGCTTGATCGCAAAGTCGATCGCCATGGCGAGCGTCGTTCGCAGGGAGACGAGCGAACGCTTCCCGAGTGCCTTCTTGCCATCGGACTTCGTGTCCAGCAAATCCTCGACAGCGTCAACGGTGAGATCGACCAGCGGGATCGGCCACAACGGGCGCAGGTGCTCGATCGCCCACTCGTAGCCGTCCATCGTGCCCTTCGACTTGCCTCGCTGCTTGTCGAGCCACAGCGGCAGCAGACCGCCGACCGTCGTGATCCCCTTGCGGCTGTCAACCGGAGCGGGCGCTCCACCACGTTCGATCAGATCATCGAGCTCCCGTTCGGCTTCGGCGCGGGTGAAACCGGTGACGCTGTACCG